TTAAAAAATGCAACATTAGTTGGATTATCTATGCAAGATGTAGTTCCTCCAAGCTCTCCATCTTTAGATTCAATTATTTACAATGGACCTGGAAATGCAGATGTAGGCGGGGGAGCAACAGCAAGTACAGTTTCTAATGCTACAAACGTAACTGCTTCTAGCAAAATAAGCTTAGGAGCTGCGCCAAACTATGATAAGTTGCAAAGTTATGCATTATCAACAATTGGCAATATATCGGCTTTAGATTTGACAGGCATATCAATACCTAGCTCTAACATTGGTTTGTCCATAGTGACCTATTCTGGGCCTTCTAATAGCGATGTAGGTACTATATCAACTACAAGTGTTGGATTTAGCACTGCAATTACTTCAGGTGATAAAGCAGATGTAGCACCAACTCCAGTTTATAATACGCCTACTAATAGCGTAGATTTTACAACAGCTAATATAGGAGTAGACGCATATTTAGGAACTGAAGATATAGAATTAGCAAGTGCTGCTTTAAGAAAAGAACAACAAAAATTACAAGACTATCAAGCTGATATACAAAATAATTCAGTAGAGTTTAATAGTAGTGTAGAGAAATTTAGAGCTGATAATCAAATGTCTTTAGATAAAGTACAACGTGATTTACAAGTTAGTGTTCAAACAGCACAATTAGATTTAGCTGAAGCACAAGCAGACGCACAAATAGCATCTACTAAAAAAGATAGAGAGTTTGCTGAGAAGTCACAACGTTTAATACAAAATGCTATAAATGATATGTCTGCAGCAATTAAAGACAATGAATTTAAAATAGCAGAATTTAATGCGTTAATTAATAAATATCAGGCAGAAGTAAATACTACAATATCAGAACATCAGTCTAATATTGCTAGAGAAATACAAAAAGCTCAGCTATTAAGAAGTACAGAACTTTCACAGTTTGGTGTACAAATGCAAGATGAATTAAACAATTTTCAATCAGATGCTGTAAGTTATCAGTCTAACATACAAGCAGAGTTAGATAAAACACAAAGAGATCTACAAGCATTAATAGTAGAAGCACAAAATGATTTAAGTGCAGCACAAGCTACTGCTCAGTTAGCAACTAATGTAGCTTTACAAAATCAAGCAGAAAAATCACAACGATTGATACAGAATGCTATTAAAGATATGGAAACAGCAATACAAAATAATGCTGCTAAAATATCTAAATATAATTCTGAAATACAATCTTATGCTACGCAAGTAACAGAAGAAGTACAAAAATATCAAAGTGAATTGCAAGAAGTTGTACAAGATTATAATTGGATTGCTCAACAATATCAAATAACTAAAAATGATTTTATAGATTTTCTATCACCATATTTATTAACGAGAGGAGTGCAAAGTGAAGTTGCAGCAAATGATAGACCAAGTTAAAAAACATCATCCAGACTTAGGAGTTAATGAAATTATACATTTATTAAACCAGGCATCAGATGAATTTTGTTCTAGAACATTAATATTAGATGAAGCTACACAATTTACAACTGAAGCTAACAAACGTTATTATGGATTAAAAGATACTATACTAGAAATTAAATCTGTAGATCTAGAAGATGAAGACGGAAACCATGTAACGATAAAAAGATTAATGGGTAGACCTCAATATAGGGATTTAACATAATGGCGCATAATACAGAAAATACTATTACTAAGCACAAAGTATATTGGATAGAAAGAGATTCTATTGGTTTAGCAGAATACGATTCTACAAGAACTGGAAAAAATGCATACACAAGTTTAACAAGCGCATTAACTGTTACTTTGTTTTATTATAAAAAAGCTACTCATTTCAATACGTTAGATAATAATACTGCTATGACAGAACAAAGTGAAATACCATTACAATTTCATCAGTATTTAGTAGATAGAGTAGTACAGTTAGGGTATGAACAAAAACCAGAAATGATACAGATGGCACCATACTTTGAACAAAAATTTGAAAAAGGAATTAAAGAAGGAAAAATGTTTGCTAATCGTGGAAGAATTAGTGGAATCAGACACGTGAAGCAATCTAGCTTTTAGGAGGAAGCATGGCAAATAAATTAATAATTAAAAATTCGTTAGAACCGCAACAAGAAGTAATAGATTCAGCAGGTGGTAAAACGTATACTAATTTTCAAACAGAACAAAATACTGGAAATCAAGGCGGTACATATCAAAGTACATTTACCGATGCTAAAGCAATTAAGTATGTTGGCGTCGTAGATCAACAGTCTGCAGCTGCTTTAACAGATGGAGATATAGCTTTTAAGGGAACCGCAACAACTACAGGTGTTGAACCTAGTGCATCAGAAGTAAAAGCTTTTTATGTTAAATATGATAGTACGTTAGGTACTGTAGCTAATGTAATTGTTACATTTGATTCACAACAACACGCAGTATTAAGCGTGGGAGAGTCTGTATGTATACCGTTAGTGAGCGCAGATTTAGCAAAATGCAAAATACACGCTTCTGCTTATCAACTAGATACTCATGAAGCAACAGTAACAGTAGTATTAATAGGGGACTAATGGCTAATACGTGGAAAAAAGGAAACTTTGGATTAGAGTCCTTTGATACAATTGGTTCTGCTATGAATGAATTGGTTCAAACATTTACAGATAATTTAGATGCAAATTTTTCTAATGTTGCAATACCAGGGGATGAAACTTATTCTGATGTAAATATTGTAGCTGATGAAACTTACAGCAATGTATCTATACCTATTGATGCTAGTTATAGCGATGTAACTAAAGCTTCTAATCCTACTTATAGCAATGTATCTAGTGTTTCTATTCCAACATATAACGATAAAGGAGTATCAACATAATGGGTGGAACATTATCAAAACCAAATAAAATTAAAGATATATATACTAAGATAGTATTTTACGATGGAAATAAATTAAAATACGACAATGGTACAGCTGATGTAGTAATTACAGAAGCAGACAATTTTTCAGGAGATATAGTAGGAGGTACAGGAATTACTGCTACTACATTAAATGGAGAAACAACAATAAGTGTAACAGACGCTGAAGTCTTGTTGCAAAATGAAGATATAAATGGGGGAGCATATTAATGGCTAATACAATAACAATTAAGAAAAATGCTTACAATAGTACAAGTGCACCAACAAGTTTAGCGTTTGGTGAATTGGCTGTTAATAACAATAACGGCTCTGGTGCAAAACTATATGTAGGTTCAAAAACAAGTGGAAACAGTGCTGATGTAACAGATCTACAATCAACTATATTAGCAGCAGTACCTATAGCAACAGTCGCATCAAGCGATTCAGGAACTAAGGGTAAGGCTCAATTTAGTAGTGATAATTTTGCAATAACAGGTAATGGTTTTGTTACAATTAAAGATAGCGGTATTGTTGCTGCTGAACTAGCAAGCAGTTCTGTAACAGCGGCTAAGATTGACTCAGCTGCAGTAACAACTGCTAAAATTGCAGCAGATGCTGTAACGAATGCAAAAATGGCTGACAACTCAGTAGACACAGCTCAGGTAGTAAATGATTCTATTACAGCTGATAAACTAGCACACAATTTAACATTACCAGGCAATGTTTCAACTGGTGGAACATTAACAGTAGGTGGAAATTTAACTGTAAATGGTACTACTACTACAGTAAATTCAACAACTACAACACTAGATGATCCTATTATGACACTTGGTGGAGATACAGCACCAGGTAGTGACGACAATAAAGATAGAGGATTAGAGTTTAGATATTATTCTGGAAGTGCAAAAGTTGGATTTATGGGTTGGGATGACTCAGAAGCAAAGTTTACATTGATGACTGATGCTACAAATAGTAGTGAAGTATTTTCTGGAACATTAGCTGCATTGAAGATGGGAGCGCTTACTGCAAGTTCAGTAACTGGTGCTACTATTGATGGCGGCACATACTAATAAAGGAATTAAATGGCAGTTGACAATACTATATTAGTTAGACGTGGGTCTGGAACACCTGATTATACAGATTTTAATCAGTATGAATTAGCATACGACTATACTAACGATAAACTATACATACGTGATGGTAATGCTATGGTCGAAGTTGGTTCATCAAGTGGTGGGGCTACTGGAGATATTGATAGTGTAACTGCGGGTACTGGTTTAGATGGCGGTGGATCATCTGGAGATGTCACTCTATCTGTTGACGTATCAGACTTTATGGCTAATGGAGCAGACAACAGAATACTTACTGCTACTGGCACAGATGCTATGAACGCAGAATCACAATTAACTTATAATGGTGCAGGATTATTAGAAATACATAAAGATGGAAGTAATGCAGTATTACAATTAAGAAGTGATGATGCTAATACAAGAATACATTTTAAAGAGGGCAGTAGTGTAAAATGGAATGTTGGTTATGATGCAGCCAATAACAAATTTAGTTTTTATGATGGAGCGACAGTATTTGCCATTGAAGATGGTGCAGGTGCTAATACTTTAATAGTAGATAGTAATTCACGAGTAGGAATTGGTACTGCATCTCCTGCATATAAGTTACAAGTTTCAGGTGGAGATATTGGAATAGATGTTGGGGAAAAACTTTATTTTGGTGGTGGCAATCATACATACATTTCAGAAGATATTGATGATAGATTAAGATTCTTTGTTGGTGGTGATGAGTTTATGAGATTCACCCAGCAAGATGGAGCTACAGAACTATTTCATATTTATCAAGATGTCTATCTTCCAGATGATAAGAAAATACATTTTGGAGCTAGTAATGATATAAAAATTTATCACAATGCTGGTGGTAATAGTAATTTTGAAAATCATAGTGGAGATTTGTATTTTACACAATACACAGATGATGGAGATATATTTTTTAGAACTGATAATGGAAGTGGTGGAGTAGCTAACTACATACAAATAGATGGTGGTTCAGAGTATGTTTACTTTCACAAAGATATTGCTTTAAAAGCAGCAGAAAAACTTTATTTAGATGGTGGTGGTAATACTTATATAGATGAGCCAAGTGGCGATCAATTAAGATTAGTAGCAGGTGGAACAGAAGTATTAAAAGGATATGGAAGTGGTGCTATTGATATGTATGGTGGTAGCACAACATCAAGAAGTATTAATATCGGTGCAAATAGAAGTGGTAATGGATATTCATTTATAGATTTAATAGGAGATGCTACTTACTCAGATTTTGGTGCAAGATTTATTAGAGAAAATACTGGACCGAACACAGGAACAGCTATTGAACATAGAGGTACTGGTGTCTTGTCATTAAATGCAAAAGATGCAGGAAGTGTAAGATTTTATACAAGTAATACTGAAAGAGTTAGAATAGATAGTTCAGGAAATATTGGTATTGGAAATATAGCACCGCAAAAAAACTTAGACATAACAAAATCTGGTAATGCAACTTTTCAAATGAAAGGTACTGGTACTGATAATTATGCAGGTGCTCAATTAAGTTTATTTGCAGGAACTACAAGCAATGTATTTAATTCTGTAATGTTTGCTATGGATAGGGCAACTGATGGTGTTGGTGGTATTTACTTACAAAGACGAGATAGTTCTCATGCTTACAAAGGAACTTTATTTAGATATTTAGATACACAAGGTTGGACTTTTGGCACAGCATCAAGCACTACCGCTACAAACACCACTGACCATTTTTATATAAATCCAGCAGGGAATGTGGGAGTGGGTGTTTCAAATCCTTCATATAAGTTAGATATTAATGGTAGCACCAGAATTGTTGGAGATAGTGAAGAAGTACTTAGATTTCAAAATGGTAGCACAAGCAATGTTCAAAGTATTGAAATGGATAGTTCAAGGTTTTACATTTACAATAGGACTGCAGGAGAATTTAATTCTATTGCAGTATTAAATAGTGGCTCAGTCGGTATAGGAACTACATCACCAAGTGCTAAGTTAGATGTAGAAAGTCAAATAAATGTTACAAATGCTAATGGTAATAGTTTACTTG